ACTATGTTGCCGTACTAATCACGGCCAACTACACAAATAGCGTTACAGCAATATTATACGGCATCCCCGGCGATGCAACAGCAATTAGCACTGCTAGGGAAGGCCACCGATTGTATCGTAAAGGATTCGGCAGCCTTGCAGTGAGTAGCAATGCAATAAGCAGTAGTATAGGTGTAGCATTTGCATTAATCGTGTTTATTACTGTATTGCCTAATATATTGCATATTTTTAAATTCTATAACAGTGTTGTTCAGACTATTGTAATCTTTAGTGCAATCACAATGATTACATTTCTTACAAAACAAAATAAGATAATTACACTTGCACTCTTTGGGCTCGGCGGGCTACTTGCAAGAGTAGGAATTGACCCTATTACCTTTGATAGTTTTGCTACATTTGGCAACTCTTACTTAGCACTGGGCATACCTTTTGCAAGCATAATGGTTGGATTGTATATAGTTCCCGAACTTGCAACTAACCGTGATTTGTCCATAACAAAGGAACGGAGCATAAATACATTTGCAGTTGGTAAAGGTATTATAATACCTGCTTTACTAGGAAGCTTTATTGGTTTTTGGTGCGGCCTTATACCGGGTGTAACAAACATTCTTGGCAGCTATGCAAGTGCCAATATAGTCAAACGATTTTTTCGTAAGCCTGTATTAAAGAGCATAGCAGCCGCAGAGGCAGCGAACAACAGTGGCGCACTTAGTTCATTACTTCCTTTGCTTATCTTAGCTATACCTATCACAGGCAGTGAAGTCTTAATCTATTATCTCATGTTAGAGAACGGCTTTGTCTTTACTGCTGAAAATACAATTAATCAATTACATAAAATAATATATATTATACCGTTTGTAACTTTTATTTGTTTAGTATTAAGTTGGTATGGCTTTAATTTGTTAGCTAGAGTAGCATATTTTTATAAAACTTATAGAAATATGGTAAATCTCTTGATACTAACTACTATTAGTACAGTGAGTATTATAACTTTTCCAATACATAGTTGGATGTTTATATGTATACTGTGTCTATCAGTACTAGGATACACACTCAGACATTGGGATACAAGTCCAGCAATATACGGATTTTTTCTTAGTGATCTATTCTACGAAAGCCTAATCCGGGCAATCGTTATCATATCTTAGGAGAACAACATGAAGACTTTAATTACAACAGTAGCAGCAATTTTAATAGCAACAACTGCTACTGCAGAAATGCAGATCGTTAACCCTGGCAGCGAAGCTGGAGCGTTTAGACAAGTACTATCAACAATCGGCGAAACTATTGATCATACATTTGTACAAGCTAATAATCCAGTAACCGCATTTTCGTATATGCAAGGAGACAACATTCTTACTATGTGGAGCAGTGAATGGCCTGGAGATACAAACTTACAAAGTCCATTAATTGATGCAGAGAACTTAGTTGCATTGATGACATACGAAACAATGATGTGTAGCAGAACGTTTACTTCGCTATCTGATATGTCAGGTCAACAAGTCAAATTAGCTACATGGGGCAGCGAACCAGTTGCTAACTTTTTGGCAGACCTTGGTTCAGCACACAACATTGACTTTGTAGTTGTACCATTTGACGGCAGCGGCAGCACAACAACAGGTTATATTGCAGGCGATGCAGATACAGTGTTTACTATCACATCACGTCAGGCTGTAATTCAAGAAGACAGTTCAACAAGATGTATTGCGTTTAGCAGTGCCGGCGACCTAGGTTTCCGCTTTGTTGATGTAATTACAACTGTAAATACAGACGTATCTATCACGGCACAGCTACGTGCCACAACAGCTACATTAAGTAAAAGCGTTGAGTGGTTAGACATGTTTAAGGGATCAACAACTTATGTCGGAGGAACCGAAGACAACCTTGCAATTTTTAATGAAGCTGTATTAAACTTTAGTAAGTAATGCAACTTTGCAAGAGCTGGTTGACTCCTTTATATCGGTCAAACAGCTCTTGCTCGTTGCTACCTATAATGTCTAAGTTAACATTAAACTTTTTATTTTGAAGGTTTTGAAACTTAGGAATAACAGTGCCAGCAGAAATTTCTGTATTTTGATAATTAAAAAACGGAGATACTGCGTCCAAGTTTTTAACATTAGTAATTGTGCCCGAATCTAGCATTGCACATCCCCATAATAATTTATTTTTAATAGTTACGTCTTTACCCTGTAGCAACGCCGAAAATATTGTGTATCCATTAGCTTTATCTAAAATATTCATAAACTGCCCCGACCGCGGATTAAAATCAATTGCTGTTAAGTTATTACTATGAATATGAAAGTCGGGCCCTGCAAAAAATAAATCTTTAATCTGTAATTTGTCTACAATGGTTTGTAAAAAGAATCTCATTTTTTGATCTTTAGTTGGGTCTACTTCGTCTGCAGACACACTCCACACAGCAATATCTTTTGCAATATCGCTGTTCTTACTATTTGAATGTAGTTGGGTTGGATTTTTATTTACGTCTAGCTTGTCGCCGTACTTGACCTTACTTACTTTTATGTAGCATAGTATGTTAACGATCCCGTCTTTCACTATGCCAATTGGACTAACGCACGGCTCTTCGGTCCAGTGATATTCCTGTACCATAATTTTACAAGCTTTGGAATTAAATCGTGCAGTGTGTATTCCGTGTTTATTAAACTTAAAAAAGTCTTTATGTGAACTAGTGTCCTTGAGATGTTGCAGAAAATGATACTTGTTATTCCATCGACGATATTCGATATCAGGAGCATTTTGATCAGCGCCTGGAAAGAATACATTACTACCAGTTCCAATATCCGGCTTGGTAAATATTTCTCTATTTTTAAAAATATCTAATTGACTGTGGAACGTCGGAGTAATGCTTTGAGGAACAAACTGTGATAATCCTATCGATCTACAAAAGTCATCAAACAGTTGCTTATTACTTAACACCTCGGCGGCAAATGGTGTTATATTATTAATGCCGTAGTAACTCTCGAGTTGACTTTGTACCGGTAGCAAGTTTTCGCTTGCGCACCATATTTTGTCACATGTTGGTATCTTACTAACAATGTCAATTATGTCAAACCCCTTTGATACAATAATATTATTTGCAAGTTTAACGTACGGCCTATCAACGTCACTCAATGAAGTATCTAGTACCAAGTGTACATTATAACCGTCTAGCGCATTTAACAACCCTTCTGTTTTATTAAGACTTCGTTCGTGTGTTAGAATAATGATATTCATAATGATTCTAGTATCCTGTTTAAGTATACTATACTATATCTGTCGTTGGATTGCAACCTAATTATTTCTTCAGTATGTCCGTACATACTTGTTAAATAGGTGTGATTTGGCATTAAATTTAGATATTGGCCATGCGACATTGACGCAGGAAAGTTATATTTTGCAACAGGTATATCCTTATTTTTATTAGGTATCATAAATCCATGATAGCAATCTTTGGCAAACCAGGTGTTGTTAAACGTGTTGTTAAATGTACACCAATTATCATTTTCGGCAATAATAACAGTAGTATTATCAAAGTTTTGCTGCCCGAGATATCCTAATATACCAGGGTAGAAGCAGAAGTTTTTATAAAACTTGTTACTATTTATTAGTCCAAGGTATCCGCCTAGACTAAATCCTATATGTACAATTTTTTCTGTTGGAAAATTAATATTAGTAAGTATTGTATTAAACGATACAGTGTGCGCATCACTGTTATGATCTTGGTAACTCCAAAAAAGCTTATCTATATTCCATTTTGAAAAATAATCAAGTAGTCCTACTTTATATCCGTTTTTTAAAAAAAACTTAGCGGCACCCCATTCGGCTGCGCCCACGCCGCCGCTACCGTGACTTATCAAGATCAATAAGTCGTCCTGTACTGTCTTACTTGGCATAAGTATAAGTATGTTATCACGTATTACAGATTTTGAAATTAAAGAATTAAACATAAATAGTGTTCCTGACACATTATTTACCTTTGCTGATCAGTGCAAGACGCAAGGTATGAAAAATAACGAGTCTGTTGCTGCAATGAAAATCGGCCTCTGGGGAAATGAGGCTTGGTGGTATACCTACACAGACAATAAAATAGTAAGTATAAGCGGCTGTCACAGCTACGATACTTATAAAAAAGACTGTTGGCGACTTATGGTACGCACTGCTACGTTAAAAGAATACAGAGCCAGAGCTCCTGGTAATTTTAGAATTATGAAAAACGACTTTAATTGGGGATTTATATTGCCATACCAGGTCGCTCATGCAAGAAGCCAGGGAGCAAAAGCACTTATCTTTACAACTAACGTGTCCGCTGAACCTGGAAGTGTTCGAATGAATAACTTTGTTGCGAAGGTACTAGCCCCAGCAGGCCAATGTAAATTAATAGAATCTAATGCCGATATATTCTATACCAATCAAAATGTTTGGGAAATATTAGTTTAAGTTTACCCACGCTACTCCGGTGTATCCTTGAAACTTAGTACCAGTAGTGTTAAATACCATCATTCCTGCTAGCGGAGTAGTAATCGCAGTATCTCGTGCAGTGTCATCTGCATACACACCTGGAGTAATAGCACCATTAAAACTAGTTCCATTTGGGGCGGAAACTGACATAGTTTGTGCATTACCATCTAATTCAAGTGCAGTCTCAAAAAATGTTGTGTTATCTGCTGCCACCGGCGCTAATGCTATTAACCCTCCTCCTGCTGTTTGATGATACGAATAAATCAACGATTCGGTAACATAGCCAGCAGCAGCAGTATTATATGATCCAAATCTTATGCCTATTTTTGCAAAGTCTGCTGAATCAGTAGGGTTAGTAAGCGTTCCGCTATATTTAAAAATATTTAATGGTGTACTATTTGTATCGGCATAAAGAAAATTATTATTATCATCGGACACAACACTTCCAACAAGATCGCCTGTAATAACGGATGTTTGACCATTAATAATCAATGTTGAATCGTCAGCAAATACAGATCCTGATAGATCTCCTAATACTGATCCTATAAGCCTGTTAGCAGTCACATTACCACTAATGTCAATATTTCCTGTGCCTACTATATCGTTTTCACCAAGGTCTAGATTTTGAATCAATGCTCCGGGAATCTGCGCACTAGAAACAAGTATTCCTCCAGCAGTAGCACCATCACCTGCATAAAGTTCTTTGATGTCTGTTGTATAAACAAGTTCGCCTTCATCAAAGACAATTGCTGCTCTCTCGGCATCGACGCCGCGTCTTAATCTCAATGACATGTTGTATTTCTCCTAGGTGATATTATAGTTACATATATTTATCACTCTAGGAGAAATATCATTTATTTAATTTAAGGAATCTAAAAACTCTTGTTGTCAGATCTTTTTTAACACGTTCCATGTCTAGTCGAAAATCAATTTCTTCAATATACGGATCGTATTCCTCGAACAACTCATCAAGGCTGGTTTCGATCTGGTCAACAGTTTGTTTCTGCCGACTATCTTTAAGATCAATATCCCATTGTGTTCCATCTTCGAACGTAAGGAGAATCTTGTCTAGATACTCAAGAGGAAGGTATTGCATATCAATGGAGTCAAAAATTGGATCCCAATAATCGTCTCCTTTGATAGACACCTTTTTTGATTTTTTAGGCACTTGTTGCTTTCTTGGCTACTGGCTTCTTCACTGCAGGCGCGCGACGCTTTGTTGGTGCAGCTTTGATTACATTAGGTGAAACAGTTTCGGCCTGCTTTCTAAGCATTTCCGCAGTCTTAACCATTTGGTCTGCATGGTCACGTAGTTGTGCAGCTAGCTCGGCATTGGACACCTCTGGCGCCGCTTCGACCATTTTAACTGGATCAACCTCAGCGAGTAATCCAGGATTCTTTTCTCCTATAGCTAGATTCATTGCGTGTACAATTGGGTCGTCGCTGGTTGCCTGCATAGCAGCTAGGTCAGCATCGTCTTGCAGTTTCTTCTTTTCGGCAGCCTGTTTAACTTCTTCGCTAATAATAGGCTTTATTGCAAGATCTTCGATTGCAACACCTTTTTGCTGTGCAATAATTTCGTTAAGTTCATCAAGACCGATGCTGGTGTGGGTGTCCGGCGTCATCTCAATCTCGTTGGTGGCTACTTTTCGTAGTTGTCCAGTTGCGTGCAACGCTGCTAGCATGTTTCTGCCATCGGGCATAACTGTACGATACATTGCATCTGCTAGTTCGTGTGCAAGTTGTCCAGTAGAAGACTCAACTAATCTCATTAACGTGTCGTGCTCGTCTGCTGGGAGTGATTCAGTGAGCACCACTAATGCATAAGTAGGTGCATCTGGCACAGTTCTGTATGCAATAATTGCACGGCGCTTGTTATTTTTTAATCTTCCAATATGTTTTAGGCTAGTCATTATTTAGTTTTTCCATTCGTTGACGCATAGTCTGCAACTGCTTCATCTAGTGTGTCTTCTTTGTTTTCAGACTCCTTGGTAGCAGCTTGCTGGGCTTCAACTGCTTTCAGAAATGATTCAAGCTTGTTATACACACTGCCGACTGCTGCTAGCTCACCGGGCTTAAATGTGCTGCGTTCGCTAGCAAGCTCGATGATGCCCTTCATTGTTGCAAGATCCTGGATCGTAAGATCATTTGGATTAGCTTGATTAGTTTCTTGATTAGTTTCTTGTTTAGTTTCTTGTTTAGTTTCTTGTGCAGACATTATTATCTCCTTTGTCCTTAATATATATCTCTGTTTTTTAATTATTAATTCAGATGTGGACACGATAGCATAAAAATAGTCAATTCGCTAGGATTTTCAAATGCAATATATGTCTCTGTACGAACAGGAAATTTGCTAGTAACATCAACAGATAAACCAATATAGAAACGACCTGTTAGATTATCATTTACCCAACTAACAATTAGTCTATTTACAACACCGCTTCCTCGCGTCGATGGCCCACCGGTTGCACACGGCAACGGAGCTTTCTCGAAGTAAGGAGGACAAAATAATGTCCTCCTTACTTCATGAATGTTAAGTGGATTAACGCTTTTCATGTTCATGTTATGCCTCGTAGTGTGCAGTTACACCAAACGGCCCTTCGACTGTCTTATCATGGTGGCTGTGAATAATAAAGATTGTATCACAGTAATTCTCATCACCCCAGCTGTTCCAGGCATACCCGTCTGTAAACATGATAAACTTCTTAGGCTCGATACCGTGCTCTTTCATGTAATCCCAGTTGACCATAAAGTCGGTGCCGCCACCGCCCATGATGTTGTAGTCCATCAAATCATCGCCACCATCTGCACTAAAGTCCTGCTCGTTGTAGACTTTAGTGTCAAAGCACCATAGCTTGATCTGGTAGTCTTGGTATTCTTCCATAATACCTTTGATCTCGCTTAAGAAATCGCGTGCCTGCTCGTCGCCAATCGAACCTGACATATCAAGACATATGCAAAGGTCAATTGTTTCTGCAAACATCATACCTGGAAGAATTGCGCCAGTAGACTGACCTTTACGACTTGGGCGACTAAATGAATAGTCACTGCGAACAGTGCTCTGAATCTGCTGACGAAGCAGCTCACGCCAGTTCATTTTGGGCTCAGTCAGTTCCTTGATCATGCGAGTGATCTCGCCTGGTGTGTTACCGGCGCCCGAAGCCTGATGCGCTTGTAGCATAGCTTCTTTGATCTCGTCTTTGATAGCACGCATTTCGTCGTCGTTGTAACGCGGCCGACCTTTGCCTTTTCCGTCTTTGCCTTCGCCGACGCCTTCTTCGCCATCTTCACTAGGACCCCAGTCGAGGTGCTCGTCGAGCATTTCACCAAGCGCATCAATTGCACTCTGGCCGTTCTTTTCGGCTTCATCAAACAACAGATCATACACTTCCTCGGAAGTCAGCTTGTCGTACTTGAAGTCTTGAAAACAGTCAATTAGCTTTGGCTTATGTCCGATGCGATCACGTACAAGTAAGTTGTTGACAATATAGTCAGCAGCAATATTGTACAATTTTGGGTGGCGTTCTTCGCGTCGTCCAAGGTGATCAAACACACAATGCAGAACTTCGTGTGCAATAACAAACTCAATTTCTTTGTTGGTCATTGATGCAAAAAACTGGGTATTGTAGTACAAGTGGCGTCCGTCAGTAGCAGCAGTTGGGCACCAGTCATCAGCCGCTTCGACGCGCAGTCGAGTTGCCATGTTGCCAAAGAACGGATGCCGCAGAAGGAGACCAAGCCGGGCGATGATAATGCGATCCATTACATCTTCTCCCATAACTTTAAGCTCTTCTGGTGTAAGATCCGGGTTTGGTGCCCAGTTCTTTTTTGCGTTGGATGCAGTTTGTTTAACGGACATTTTTACCTCATGTGTTGTCTATATAGTAGTGTAACATTTATCTTTCAGTGAGTCAACCTCTAGTAAGAGAAAGTGGGCAGGATGATCCTGCCCACTTGACTCACTTTAGGAAGCTTGCGCAGCCTTGATGTACTTGCCGTAACGATCGTGGAACTCGTCAAAGCATTCGACTGCATCAGGATCAATTGGCAGTCCGTACTGTGACAAGGCAAGCTTAATGCCCATGACCACAAGTTCGGTGTCAAAGTTGTCCATTGTAAACTTTAAGAAGTTGTTGACTTTGTCGTCAAACTTCTTATCGCCAGCGTCGTTAGCTTCTTTGAGTTCGTAGCAAAGAGACACAGTCAAGGAATACATGGCACTGATTTCTTTTGCCTTCATCTCTTTTACGCGTCCTGCAAGGATCTCGGTTGGATCTGGCATACTAGATGCAACCTTTCGGTGAGCCATAAACTTGACTGCAAGGCCTTCGCCGACTGCGCCAGCAATCAGGTCAGTTAGGGTGCCTTCGTCAAGCTCATCACTTAGAAGTTCGCTCACAAACGACCAACTACGTGGCGTTGCAAATGAACGGCTTTTTGACTGCGGGCTAAAGTCATACAAGTCTTTCTTAGAGAACTGAAGAAAGCCAACGACGTCCTTGTGTTCTTTGTTGTCAACTGCCCACTGGAACCAGTCGTTAAAGTCAACAGCCATTTCGAGGTGTACAAAACGGTTAGCAAGCGGAGCCGGCATACGGTATGTAACGCCTTTGTCTGCTTCTCGGTTACCAGCAGCAATGATCATTACATTGTCTGGCAGCTTGTACATACCAACCTTGCGGTTAAGAATAAGCTGATATGCAGCAGCTTGTACAGCTGGCGCAGCAGAGTTCATTTCGTCCAAGAACAAAATAATGTGCTTATGCTTTTTAGCTTGATCTTCGTCTGGAAGTTCAACTGGCTCGCCCCATACCATCTTGCCGATGTTTGAGTCAAAGTAAGGAATGCCTTTGATGTCAGTTGGTTCCCACAGTGACAAACGAATGTCAATAACAAGTGCATCAAGGCTGGCGCCAATCTGATGCACAATGTCGGACTTGCCGATACCTGGAGGACCCCAGAGGAAAATTGGACGTTGCTTCATCATCGCGTGACGAATTGCAGCTTTACCCTTATTTGGGCTAACGGTTCTAGTAATCTCAGACATTGTAATCCTTTCTATGTGTTGCAGTGCCTACATACTTTATAGCACCTGTATCAAGCTACGTCAACAACTTTTTTGAGGATTGTGAGATTTAATGCATTACATGTTAGTTGTTAAGATTCTTAGACCTAGTCAGCGCCTTTGCAATGCCGTATTTACGCAAGTCTCCGCTAAAGAGAGCTAACTCGACGGCTTTACGCTCGTTAGTAACGTGTATGCCGCGTTTGTCTAGGTGATACGGGCAATCTATAAACTTGTCTAAAAAAATGATGACTTGTGTAGTAAGCGGCATGTCGGGCGCAAACGGTATGTCGTAAGTTGATATGTCTAGTTGATTAACAACTTCTAACCCTAAGTCAGTTAGGCGTAGTCCGCTGCCTTCTTTGTTACGAGTATTCTGCCACCACAGTGGAAGGTATTCTTTTGCAGAATCATCATTTGACGTTTTACCCAACTGTTGTAAAAACACTTTAGTATACACTATTTTATTCATTCTTTAACTTCATTAATAGTAGATGACAATTCAAACACAGCAAAGTCACTTGATCTAAATGTTGAGTTAAGCTTCTTGGCTAAATTATAAGCGTGTCCGGGATTTGAGAAACTAGTTTTTTTATATTTAGGACCAGGATAATGTGTTAGAGAATTTGAACTTTTTAAGTTAAAGGGTAACCCTTTATAAAAGACTGCCCATATTCCGGCAGCTTCTAGAACTTGCTCACATCTGTAAGTTTGGCTGTTAATAGATTCTAACAATATTGTTGGCTTTGGTCGACTCATAAGGCGTGCTCCGTTATATACGTATATATTTATCTATAACGGAGCACTTATGCTATTGCCAGATATCTCCACCGTCGAGCTCAACTCTAATAACTTCGTCGCTGTTGCTAGCTGCATTTTCAGTTACAAATCTTTCCAAGTCTCCGTGCAATCTGCTCATCACTATACCTAGTGTAAATGCAAGGCTCTTGGCAGTAGCAGCATCTAGTCTAACTTCTTTGGAGTTGCTAGCTTCAGCTGCTTTGACTTTTTGAATAAATTGCTGTATTGGTAATGTATTAATTGGTTCTACTGACATTAGATAACGCTGCTTTCATTTCAATCTCTGTTTTAAATGGACCGACGTACTCGTTCCGTTCGATGGTAATCAACTTAGGACAAAAACTCTTAAGCCAGTTAACGTTAAACTTGATCAGGTAATATCCTGCACAATACACACTTTTTGACTTTTCACTTTTTGTAAACAACGGAAGCTTGCGAGAAATGTCATACAACCCGTTATAGGCATGTGATCTTGTTGGAAACCCGTGTACATCTAAATTGATGGACTCAGCTGCAGGAGCAATAATTTTTACTGTTAGCGGGTTGTTGCCAAACCGCTTGGCAAGTTGCGTCTCGTTTTTGTAAAAACTTACTTCTCCCTTTTTAGAAAAGATAAATTTCTCCTCGTCTTTGCTCAGTGTTCCTATGCGGACCCCGTGCTCTTCAAGGATCCAAAACTTGCCTTTTAATATTTCTTTTGCTTTCATTTTACTTTCCTGGGTATTTGGCATTTAATGCTGATGCATACGATGCGGCTTGGTCTGCAATTCTTTGCATGTCCCACTTGGCACAAAACTTCATTAATCGAAGTCCTACTTGTGATACTTCCTTGCGTTCAACTGCGTTAATAGAATTGTTGATCTCTTCTCTAATGTGCAGCGGTTGTGCTGTTAAGTCGCACAATATTACATTGCGATTATAATCATCTAACACACGATGTTCACTGCCATTGTGGTCAACCCACCGTTGCAACATCATGTTATTCCAATTAAAACCTTTGTTGGTCTTATCTTCAAATGCTTCAATTAGTCCAACTTTTTTAGATGTGCCTTTTTTACGCACTCCTGGATATGCACTAAACACATTATCACTTACGTCGCCGCGCATACACTTTTCAAACAACATAAATGCTGGTTCGGGTGCAAGCTTTACTTCGTTGGTCTTTTTGTCAATTACAGCTTTGCCGTTATCTTCAAAATACCCTTCGTGTGTAATGGTAACATTGCTAACTCCGTTGTACTGTCGGACAGTAGGACTAACTAGTTGAGCAAAGTCTCCATCTGTGCTAATAATAACATGATTGTCATCTGGATGCGCTTGTACCCATCCGGCAATTAAGTCATCTGCTTCAAGTACCGAATTTCGAATAACAGTGCAGTTGGTCTTTTCGGTAACAAAGTTTTTAAACTCGTCAAATATCTCCCAGAATGCAACATCCTCTTCCTGCTGAGTCTGCGTCATTGCATCTTTGTGTTCCTTGCGATTGCGCTTGTAAGGCTCGTAAAAGTCTTTGCGCCAGCTACGACCTTCGAGACAGAATACAACATGATCGGCATTAAAGTCAGTCCATGCTTTTTTAACGCTGTTTAGTGTAATGTGCAATGCCATGCCAACTTTGGTATCGATATCTCCGCGTACTACATGCCGTGCCCGAAAGAATGTGTTAGCTGTGTCTACTAGTATGTATGTGGTCATGAAATCTCCGATTTGCCCTTGCTAAGGGGCGTTACATTAATATAGCCGCTGCTGCGTCTTGGGTCAAGCCCTTCGTCGCTGAGCATTTGAGAAACAATCTCTTTAAACCATCTATCAACTACTTCTTCTTCTGGATCGTCTTTGGTTCCGTAACCGTTTAGTACCAAGTCTGTAACAAACAAGTCATTCCAGTCTAGTTCAAAGAATCCATTACGAATGTCATCTTGGTTTATATGAATGTCGAGTACATTAACCCAGATTTCGCCGTTTGCGGTTGCACGGTCCTTAATGGACATTTTTGCAAGTTCTGCTGCTTCGTTTGCTTCTTGTGCAGCAAGTTCTGCTGCTTCGTTTGCTTCTTGTGCAGCAAGTTTTGCTGCTGCTATTTCTTCCTGTGCAGCAAGTTTTGCTTTTGCAGTAGCAGCAGTAGCTTCTTCTAAATTTTTTCCTTGTTGAACAAGAAGAGCCGATATTCTTTTTTCCTCAGAAATGCGTGTGTCGGTAGCAACTTGCGCTGCTACCTCCAAGTCTGCAATACCTGTGACCTTTTTAATCCAATTTTTCATTCGTTGGTGTACCTTACTGTCTTCTCGACTACAAATCCAGCAAGTTCTTGCATTTCTCTATTGCTGTCATTCTTTATTGCATGTTCTCCATACTTGACCATACCACTTGGATCGAGCATGTAATCTGTTTCTTCTCCAGTCATTATATCAATCCCGCACTCGCGCAACGTTTGATTAACCCTGTCAATATCAGCCTGTTCTTGAAGTGTATACTTTGATTCCGTTCCCACAAGACGACGTTCAGAAATAGGAACAATAGTACCGTCGTCGTATTTTTCAACTAGTTTTATTATTAACTCAAATGTCTCTGGATCAATTGCATGTGATTGTAAAAATTTTCTCATACTAACCATTCCTCTTGTGTTATATTACTACTAGGTTCTCTATGATACTGTGCAATGAGTTCTGCAGAGAGTAGAAGATTTGCTTGCTGCAATGATTTCAATGTTCTTTTTTTCATAAAATATATTATATCGTTGATTGTTTCTTCGCTTATTTTATTTTTCATATCTTTTCCTTTTTTTCTATTGAGGACTATTAAGTTCCCCAAGCGTTGCCGAATAATTCTATGTGTAGTCTAGGAGTAAATCTCCAACCCTTTTCCATACAAATATTTGCAACCTCTTGTACATTGAGATTGTATTCTTCTGATCTTCCGCCCAATGGCATCAAGTATACTGGACATTCAATGCCGACTTCTCGATACGCTTCCACTGCCCGACCGGCTTCGTTGATGTCACTGCGATCTGCAACAACAAATTTAAGATATAAATTACTACCATTTACTCTGGTGTACTCTTTTGCAATAGCCGGCTTGATAGCAGCATCCCATTCTTCTCCGCTAACACTAAGCTTAGGTGAACAACTCCATGTAACTGTAATTCTATCGTTGTTGTGTAGATAGTCAAAGAACTCTTTGTGCAACGTCTGTGTGGTGTTTGTTTCGACTGTAATATTTCGCAGATCCTGCATACGAGGATGTTCAAATAATTCTACGTAAACACGTTGCCATGCAAGCAAAGGTTCACCGCCTGTTAAGATCAGATGAACATCTTGGCCATTATCCATTGTCCATTTGCCTTCTGGCGTAAGTGATAACAGATGTTCTACAACTTCGTCGACTGTTCTGTTGTGTACAAGATGCTTGAATTCTGGATAGATACTTGCATATGTATCACAACCAGTGTGGATAATTGGCAAGTCTTCAAACTTTTCAGTAGTCTTGTGTACGTCAGCATCTATTAGTGCTTTGACTTCTTCGTTATAACGCTGACCGTTGGCATGTTTTTCTTTACGACTAGGTTCTTCTTTGCCTAATCCAAAATTCATACATCGAAAGTTACAACCAAATGTGCGTAAAAACACACTCGGTACTCCTACAAATCTGCCTTCGCCCTGTACGCTGTAAAATGCTTCGGAATATCTCAGTTTCATCTTGGGGCAAACTCCTGTTGTAATTTAATGTTCTCAAAGAACTCTTGCTTTGTAGCTGGATCATCTTTAAATGCACCTTTTAGTACAGTAGTCTGTGTTAGACTACTAGTTGCTATAAATGTCTGTTTCATATTATTCCTCATTATTTGCGTATTTATCACAGCATCCAGATTGATAAATACTATTATATATTATACAACAGAGGTTTCAAAATGTCAATCTTTTTAAAAAATAAGTATTCAAGCATTTATCACTCCATTATTAAAAATGCTAAATTCCAAAATAGGGTAAAGCAAGTAGGCGATAGTTATCAAACTCATCATATTATACCTCGTTGTATGGGCGGAACAGATGATAGTGATAACCTTGTTGTTTTAACTTATAAGGAGCATCGCGTATGTCATAGACTTTTAATAGAAATAACTGACGGTGAGTATAAGCATAAAATGATGTATGCCTATTTGTTATTTGACAAATCATACGATACCTCTAAAGCACCGAGCCCGCAAATCTATTGTACTGAAGAATCTTACCGCAAGATGGTAGAAACCCGTAAAAGAAAGGGTTCTTACAAAAGAGGTAAAGAGAATGTTTTCTCTTCTCCGGAAATAGTTGAACAAGTCCGTCAACGAATGACTAAACATAATCCTATGAAGTCTCCTAAACAAAGAGAGCGTATGCGACAGCAAAACAACAATCCAAACTGTAGCCCAGTTATTGTTAAAGATATAACTTTTCCTTCTGTTGGTGCTGCCGCAAGACACTTTAATACTACTCCTTATAAACTTAAAAAGAACTTTAGCGTAGAGAAAAGTCCTGCTGCAATTTAATATTGTCAAAGAACTCCTTCTTTGTAGCTGCATCATCTTTAAATGCACCATGTAGCACAGTTGTTTGTGTAAGACTGCTAGTTGCCATAATGCCTCTATTTTCGCAACATCCGTGCTGTGCCTGAATGTAGACTCCTATATCGCTAGACTTTGTAGCAACACCAATTTCCTTGGCAATGTCTACTGCTAGTTCTTCTTGTAGTGTTCCGCGTCTTGCACACCATTGAGCAATGCGGGTATACTTGCTCAGTCCAATAAGTTTGTCAGCAGCAATAATGCCGATGTAAGCTACACCAGACACTGGCTGATGATGATGCGAACACATGCTTTTTAATTCGGAACGAATGACCAGCATACCGTTGTATCCAGTCACTGGGTCATTTGGAAATGCTGTTGCTTTTGGTATAGTATTATACCGCCCACTCATAATTTCTGTAATGTACATCTTAGCAAGGCGTCTGCCTGTGTCTTTGCTGTTTGGATCATTTTTTATGTCAATGACCAAATGTTCTAGAACCTTTTCGAACTGTACAGATAGTTCGCCAATTAGTTCATCTTTTTCGCCTTCTTTAATATATTTTGCAATATTGTCGCCTGCCCAGTATCTTGCGCCTGCTTCTTCTAATCTTGCTTTAATTATTTTACTTGTTTTCATTTCTACTCCGAGTTAATGACGTGGATGTCGTAATATATGATACAACATATACTTACTTACATTGTACCATATATTTAGGTTTTTGTCAATCATTAACTGAAGTATTTTTTGAGCATTTCAAGTTGATCGTGATATTTAGACATTTCTGCAAGTTCGACCTCAACAGATTCCATGATGTCCGAGTGCTCTCCGATACCTGTTGGATTCTTAAGATAAATTTCTATGTTGATTCGGTGCTTCTCGATGTGTCCTTTAGCATGTAACTTTACTGCACTTAGCATTTGTTCTCTCATGGTAGTTTCTCCTTTTACCGTTGTCTTGTATTAGTGTCATCGTGCCATTCACAACCTGGACGATAGTTAGGTAGTGTTGTGTATAATATTCCGCTGTATTTTAAAAACAACATGGTTAAATCTCTTTCAGAAGCAAAATAAAACTTCCACCATGTATTAGACACTGTACTCCAGTCCTCGTCCCACATATATTTTGCCTTGTCAACATTCCAGCAGTATTGATAATTTTTATTAACGATGTGATACAAAGCATCGTCTATGCCGTAACGTTCGATGTATACACGTATATTTTTCAGCATACGGACGTTTTCGTTGGAATCAAGAACATATGCTATATACGGATATTCGTCTTCGATCTCAAGTGTCCACCGCTCTCTATGCAATGTCGCATTTGGTAAATATTCGTGAATTTCCACCTTGTCGATCTTAGATATGTTGACTATACTGGGCATTTAGTAATTTTCGTAAGGGTATACAAGCCAAAGGTTATCTTCGGACTTGTTTACTTCGTCCCAGGTATAGTTAACATCGCCAAACGCACTTCCGGTGTTGTCGGTCATTGTTGCAAAGCGGACATTTTTGCCCCAAACGCTTTTCCATACATCGCTCTCATTTGCCAAGCAACCACTTTGCCAGTCGTCTTTGATCCATTCAAACGTAGCCCCAGTGTCATTGATGTCGTCTACAATAAGAATGTTCTTCCTATGTATCGGATCCCACCTTGCTCCGGTTATGCCTTTTGACCCGTCATTGACGCCAAACGCTTCTTCGGCCATCCAAAGGTTAGATTCACAATCGTTGAACCCGTCTCGCAATCTAACATTAAGCGTTTGCATACGTATCTTGCTCATATGACTTAGAATAGTAGCAAGGCAAAGTCCGCCACGAGTAATTCCTACTATATAATCAGGACGCCATTCGTCTTCATACATTTGTGACATAATCGAAGTTGCTGCACTTTCAACATCGTTCCAAGTATAATACTTTTTCTTCATTTCATCATCTCAAGGGTAAGACACTTTGCCACGTAATCGCCAATCTTTTCATTTTTGTCAACAAGATAAACTGTATTTTCGTCGCGGTCCGTTACTCTGTTGTAATGGTTGAATTCAAGAATCTGTCCATTTACTGCATTGTAGATTCTAAAATTAAGCTGAGGTTGGGTGCGGGGACTATTGTCTTCTGTAGTGCACCTGACGCCTTTAGATCCATAATCATAGACTTCGTCTTTGTTGGATGTATTCAGTCCGTTGCTTATCCACTTTATAAGTTTTTTCTTAATCCAGTTCATTGTATGTTCCTCCTACGAACAATTATTGATTCAAATGTTTTTCGGTCATAGTCGTGCATTCGGTAGTCACTTAAACTCAACAACCAGTCTAACCGATCGACTGCTTCCTGGCTCCACGCGTTGACTCGATTTAAATAACACTTCTCTGGATCGAGTTCGTCCATTTGTTCCTGTGATATTTCTGATCCTCTGAGCCCACCGCCTTTTTTAGGGTCAATAAAGATCCAGTGTTCTCCGTGTTCATCTGTGTGAATTAGTGAACTTTTACTTTTGTTGTTATTTGTCATTTTCAACCAACGCTTTCACCATATCAAAGTTCTCCTTGGCTAACCGCAAGCTGGGAAATTTCTTCATCTTCTCCTCCAGTTGTTCTGCTTTTTGTTTTTCTTCTACGGCCCACCACAATGCGCTTTCGTATACTGGCAAAATCTCTACACTTAATGTTGCGCCATGCCATGTAGACCAACGGCACGCCTTTGCATTGTAATATTCTACTTCGCTGCCATTAACGCGTAGTGCGCCGTCAAATGGAATATTATCATCCGGCGCATAATGAGGCGTTGCCCCACCGTCTAGCTTCACATTTACGCTGCCTGAGCCAACAGCTTGATCTATAAACTCTGTCATTTTGTTCCCTTTACTGCATCCCAAGTCTGGTAGATTACTAGTTGCCGATCGTATGCATCTTTTAATTCTTTTAACTTTGGGTATTTTTCTTCCATATTGACGTCTCTGCTTAACAACATTAATGTATTTCGAATTTCATCTAGTTCCTGTAGAATGTCTCTGCCATTTACTGTTAAGTTTGATGATGTTTCTTCGTTAAAAGTCCGGCTGTCATTGGTAATAAACGCTGAACTACAATTGGTTGCTGTCCACACTGTCCCATTTGATCCAACTGCGGCGATTGCACTGTTTTCCATTTTTTTTCTTACTCTTTTCCTAGTCTTTGTAGTGGTGTTCAACCATGCTATATATTGTTTTAAAATTTTCATAAGCTTTTCCTAATCCTGGATAATCTTTGCACATCTGTTCCAGTTTGTGGATATCTGGTAAAGTGTCTACCCACAACTTTGGCGGCACTGGTTTGTTGTGAATAAGTACAGCCCATTGGGTCCCATCCCAGATACTGGCCTGCCCGCAGTGGTCGTATTTTAAATCACCTACGTTAATTGGTTCACCCATTGCCATTGTATGTTCTTTCAAAGTTGTACTGATCTAAACACATGTCGCCGATACTCTTTTCTAAAGTAATAAAGTTACTTAGTTTGTCGACAACCGAGCTTACTGCATCTCCTGCGCGCCTGCCAACAATGGTTGTATTTAATTTCACACCCGACACTAGTTCCATTGTGTCTAGGACTTCTAAAACACTATATCCTTGGTTACTACCTAGACTTTCGTATAGTGTATTAGTAGGTCCACTTTCTACAGCCTTTATAATAGCTTTGGACAAGTCGACAACATGAACATAATCCCTAATACAAGTACCATCTCTTGTTGGATAATCATTGCCGTATATTTCTATTTGTGGTATCTTGCCGGCAGCAGCCATTGCTGCAATTTTTATAAGGTGACTAGGCGGTCCTAGTTGTCTGTTTGTTCCGTCAGTTCCGCTTACATTAAAGAACCTAAAGATAGTATATCCGGTTGCTTTCTCTTTGATTACATCTTCTGCTGCTACTTTACTTCTTGCATACGGACTTGCCATTTCCCAAGCACTGCTGGTGCTTGCAAACAACACGTGATCTGTTTGCACTCTGTCTAACAAGTTAGCAGTACCGGCAACGTTCACTCGATAATACTCAGTTGGCGCCTTCATACTAGGTCCTACCAGGCTTCGTCCTGCCAAATGTACCACAGCATCAAACTCGCCACTTACTTCTTTAGTAACATCAAAAGTTAGAAAGCGGTCACAGTAGCCGCTGATATCATTGTGTTCTCCCCAGAAATTAATATCCCAAGCAGTTACATGATGTCCATGTTGCTTTAGTAACTTACAAACATGGCTCCCAATATATCCAGATGCTCCTGTGACCAATACTTTCATCCGTAATCAAACAAATGCAGGCCGGAATTTTTACACTTCTCCATTTTAATAAGAGACGACTTTCCTAATCTAAACGCATACATATCACTGTCGGGATTCTTCTTCTTTTTATTCTTTTTATTCTTTTTTGGCTTGGGCTTTTCAAAATAACCACGATTTGTTTTTTCACCTTTGATATAATGCTTGTTGTCATATGTCCCAGCTGCAAGCCGTTTTCTTGCAGCTTCGTATGACGAAGATATAAACTCTTTTACCAACGAATCCTTATTCCAATTGTGTACCTCAACCGAAGTTACAACATTTTCATCGTCGCAGTATCTAACAATTAAAAGATTTTCGGCACTTTGGTAAACTAGTGAATCGTTATAATCAGTTGATATAATATCGTCAACATGCATTCGACAAACAGTTAATGCTGACTTCGCACTATTTTTACGAGTCTTTACTTCCATGTTCAGAGAAGGAATATCTATTCCTGTTTTCTGTAATACAATGCCTTGACTTTGTATTACATGTTCTAGATATCTTCCTACATTCCCGAGATCGTACGGATCCTGCTTTGGCACAGAATCTCCAACTGTTAGTCCAAATTTTATACTTTTAACTCTCATTAGTATTTCTCTTTGCTTACTTCATCTCGGTAGCGAGGATTGTTTCTATTCCACTCCTCGCCATCGCCTTGCATGATATCAAGGCACCGGTCGATAGTACCATCTGTCCAATCGGAGATCTCTCCAACTTTTTCGTGCTGCCCTTCGAGTAGCACGTCCAGCTTGTTAGCAGCATCGCCAAGGCTCCACGGAACATACAATCGTGTATGGTCGTTGTTGAAGATCTCAGGGAAGCTGCGGTATGCTGGATACAACACATTGGTACCTAGTGCATCTGCTTCGCTTACAGTATTGCTGGTCCAATCTTGCAGGGCACAGTTAAACAGAACACGACTGTCATTAAGGATCTCGTAGTATTCATCCTTTTTTAGATCTTCGTATACTTTTAATGTACCTTTTCTAACAAGGTCTTTTGCACGATTTACATAATCGCCATTGTTAGAACGCAATGGTCCACCTTGCAGTACAGCAAATTCAACATCTTTGTCAGCATACTGCTCTGCAAGATCCATAAAGAATCCGGGTTGCTTTTCCTGATCCCAACGTGCTGCAAATACAACACGGTTGGCTCTTTCATCAAACGGCTTGCGTTCTGCAACACGGCCTTGTACTTCGACCTTGTCGAACGCCAATCCACTGATGTTGTAGATAGGTGCAGTCCAATTCGCAACTCTCATGTTAGCAATCATCTCTTCATTGCTTGCTAGTACGCCAGTAACAAATTCGTTGCACATTCCTTCGTACAAGCTCATCCATTTGTTCATACCCCAGACATGCACAAAGTCATCAGGGTCGATGGACTGTGCCAAACAGCGCATCCAAACTTTAGGACGCTGCTTTTTAGGAATCTGATCCATGATGTACGGAAGGCTTTCCATTCCAGGCTGGAACATGTCTTCAAAAAAGACAACGTCTTCGCCTGTTACTTCGCCGTTGCGCATCATCTGCACAAGGTTCATCATTTGACTCATTGCAAAATAGGAACGTCCGTGTGCATCGAGTACTTGTCCTACTTGAATAGATTTGGTGTTGTCTATAGTAACACCGGGCACAGAGAACCAGTCAATGCTGCGCCGCGCAAATGCACGCTTGCTCCAGTCTTCTAGTTGAAGTGTGTATCTGCCTTCATATTTTTCAAGTCCCATATAGAATAATCTACGCATTATCTTCTACCTTTGTTTCTTGCTTTAGCTTTCATCCAGTTCTTCCACTTGGTGAAAGCCTGCCATACTCTGCTGTCTGACTTATAGAGATTTGTCTCGTTGAAGGAGTGTCCTTCAAATCGGCAAAAGTCTTTGAATTCTTCTAGATCGTTAAAGACCTTGTTGATTGTTGGGTTGTTAATAGCCATTGGGATTCCCCTTGTTAGGCGTGAGCAGGATAGTAAGTTAATGAGCCGTTTTCTCCATCCTCGGAGATTTCTATTTCAACAAAGCGACCCGGATACCTTGTGGAAATTTCTTTATACAAGTCGTTGCTGATCATTTCGCAGCTCTTGTGATCCAATTGTATAATTTCTTCGTTGTACAGCTTCTCTAACCAACGCTTGAATTGTATAAATTCAATATCGCGGTCGTCATGGAAGATTTCAATACGTACCTTAAAATGGAAGATATGTCTGTGTGGCAAGCCTAAAAAGCTTACGTCGTCCCAACCGCCTGTTGCAAGTTTAGGATCATTGGCAGCAGCAGGGTATAAATGTATCCCTTCTTTGCGAAAGGTTACCCAAACGCTTTGTGTAGGTTGTGTCAAAATGTATTTCCTTGTTTTTATTATTGTTAGTTATTATATTACACGTAACCCTAACAGTTGTCAACGAATAATTTTATCCTTGGTATATTTAGACCAGTCTGTGAATACAGCAGGATCTTTTAGATTGTGTATACGGTGTGTCCATACTCCGGGATTGGATGAATTAAAGTCTTTGTCGTCAATCTTTAAACATGCATTATAGCCTAACTGTTCGATGTAAGGCAGTTTTGCACTAACCATTGGGATAAATTTATTGTGTGCAGTCCACAAACCTTCCAATACCCATTCGGTATGCTTGATATCAAAATCTAAGGTAACCCACCAATGTTCTGATAGTAATCCTTTTATCAGCTCGTCCCAGTCGTCACTAGGTTCAAAGCTGTGATTTGCTCCAAGATATATATGTTGGCAACTACTGCCTTGCTTGTTGACTGCTATAATAACATCCTCAAGTGGCTGAATGCCAACTACAAACAATGTTCTTTGTCCAAACATAGGAGTGTGCTCGATCTCTTGCCCGACAAACATTGTAGTAGTGTCATTGTCAACGAGCGTATCGTAAATTCTTTTCATTGTAAATTCCTGTTATGTTAGTGTGTCAATGTATACGATGTAACTTGTAAGAGCAAGTGTTAAAAGTCCCACAGGTTATCTGGTAAAGTAGGAGCAAACTCTTCTTTTTTCTTTTTGCTCCATTGTTCTACTTCTTCTTCACTTAGTGCTTCTGTTGTGCATTCGGCATTTACATCAAAGTTATTACCAAATTGTGTACTTGCATTAACAGCCTTCTTGCCGATGTTCAACCGAGTGCCAATAACTTGCATCCAAAATCTATGATATTCTTCAATTTTGTCTAGACTCTTTTGCTTGTCCTTAAGACTAAAGATTTCATCAACTACATCTCTAAATGTAGTACGTTCAAACTTCTCGTCGATCAACATGTACGGAAACTTGCCATTATCGTATTCTCTATTTGCGCGTTGTGTACTTTCAATGTGCATCCACACATTGTGACCCATCTGCAATGCATAAGAAAAGCTGTCCCAACTGGTACGACCTTCTTTGCCAATTTTATTTAGATCACCGGGTGCATAGATACAAATATCTTTAGCCAAGCAATGGCGACTAATCGGAGAGTCTTCAAATGCAATCTTACTTATTAATTGGTTAAGTTCTGCTTGATTCTTTGCAATCTTGTGTGCATCGGCAGTTTTTCGTTCAACAAATACATCACTGAACAATCTAGTATCGGTTGAATAATCCTTATCATCAATGCTCGGAGACATCATGTAACTCCACTTGCCTCGATCTTTGATTCTAATGCTGTGATATATTTGTCCGTTTGCAGTTGCAAGGAACGGGCTTGCACAATCATATGTGATCATAAAGTTCTTGTTGTGATGCTCGCGAACAGATCGTTGTATGTCGGTTAGCAGTGTAGCCCATTCTAGTTTACTTGTACCAAGAAAGTGCATAACGTCATGCAATCCTTCTTCAAGTAACCCGTCGTGTATCATATGCACTAGCCTGCGCAGAATTAAGTGTACGTCACACATATTCTGACCGCCCATTGCCCAACCTCTGAAGTGGGTATCGGGATACTTTGCAGGATCCGAATAGTCTTTGAACTCGTTGTACCAATGATCGGCATCTGCATGGTTGCTACCTTGCAACACATTTAGCACTTTAAAGTTACCGCGCATATTGTCCATATAGTACTTTGCATTAATGTGCGTTGCATCTACAGCATCCTGGTAACTGTGAATGTTGGCTGCATTTGCTGCTTTAGGATTCTGGAATGTCCACGTTGGAATATCCAACATCATTCCGTAATCCATGTACTCTTCCATCCAGTTAATTACTAGCTCGCGCTTCTTTGCAGCTTTGGGACAGTTTGCATCAGTCCAGTCGCCTTCCCAGAGTCCTTTGGCAATTTGGAATCCTCCGGAGTCGCCTAGTAACCATGTATTTTCTCTGTCTCTGTTGCGAACCATGTCTTCTTTTTCGCTGTGTTTATTTACATCGAGTTCTGCGTGTCCTGCAGAGTATAATGCCCATTTATAGTTGAATGCGCCTTTGTCAGGATTCAAAAAGTTAAGAGCTTCCATTTCGCCGAGTCCTTGGGGAATACGAGCTGGATCGACATACTCCCCAAATCTTTGCTTTCCAATAAACGTACCGTAGAACCCACTTATACTAGGTAAAAATACTGCATAGTCGTTTTGTGATTCAGTTAAATTACTTTGCATTGAAATCCTTGAATGCTTGGTCCAAGCTGCTTACATCGTTGTCTGACCAGAAGCTGTCGTCCTTAAGATCTGCCAATAGTTTAACGATATCGGTTTCGCTAACTGTACTGCTTGATGTACTCGATGTGTTGGCCTGACCCCCTGAGTACGATGTAGTTGTATCGGATCTCCGCATAGTATCTGGATATACACTAGTTGTACCAGGATAGCTAGGATAGGTAGGATAACCAGAAAAGCCACCGGAGTAAGGACTTCCATAAGAAGGAGGAGACTTCACTGACTGAATTTCTCTCTCGAGGGCATCCATCCGATTGAATAATGATTCAAATGGGCCCGTGATATCTTTTTCAGATTCTGCAAGAGCAGCAATCATCATAAAGTTTCTTAGTGCTTTTTTTACTGCCGGGTTGTCTGACGCAATAGCTGCGTCAAACATTTTAGCAAAAGCTGTTATATCAAAATCGTCCATTTTTTTAATCTCACTTCTGTTGTGCTGGAAGTATGTAATCATACGTTGTCATGCCGCTGTTGACCATAATTTTCATCGCGCCTTCGCTGGTAATGCTTAGTGTTTTATCACCAACCAATCCAAGAATAGCCAATGTTTCTGTTACAGGCCATGCTAGTGTATGAGACAGCGATCCTGTAATATCAGATTGAAATGTAAACTTTCCGGCATGCGTATTTAAGTCACCAAAGTAAAAGTTTAGGTCGTTGTCTTCAGTCTTGACTTGGAAAACAGTTTCCTCTGGATGTGCTCCGGCCATTAGCTTCATGCGAGCAACACTTGCGGCACTTGGTTCAAACGACACATCCCAACTGTTGCCTTTGTATCTGACATTCTTAAGTTTTTCTTCAATGATTGCTCTGTTCATAAAGCGATAGTCATTTTGGAAGTCACTACTTGCATTTTTAAAATGTATGTGGGTAGGCATTGTTACTCCGTTGCGCTCGTCGTGCTTTACTTCGATGTTTGCACTGGTTTTGTATTCTGGATTCTTCAAGTGATAAGCAAGCTTGCCTAAGTCGGGCATACCGAACACTCCAGCAAACTCAGAAACAGGAACGTGGGTAACTGCACTTAAGATAACAGACCGATCGTCTGTTAGTGATTCAACAGTAGTTTTGTCATCGTCTGCTGTTACTTTTAGTGTCGTGATAAACCCTAGACTGTGTGTATGGTTTATGATATCAAGTAGAATGTCTTTCATGTATGTCTCCAATTATGTTATTATTATATATTAGTTCTGTTTAATCGTCAAGTCTTTTTACGAATTGTTTTGTTGTATTCCACGGCTGCATCGATTGTATTTAGATTAATTTTCTTATCGTTGGCTATTTTTAATAAAGCCTTTGTATCTTTAGGAAAACACATTCCACCCCAGCCTCTGGCATAACTAGGTTCGACAAAGGAATGGCTCGGTCCAATTCTAGTGTCATCTGTTATTCCCTGTCGAACACTGTCGAAGTCAACATCGTATTCGTTACAGAGATCATAAACTTCGTTGAAGAAGCTAACCTTGGTTGCCAAAAATGCATTTCTAAAATATTTTGCAAGTATGGCTTCTTCGACCGACATTAATAAAAATTTAGATTTTTTATTTCGAGTTTTGTAAAAGTTCCTCCAAAAGATAACATTTTCACCAGCAAGTATAAACTGCTTCGTTTCCTGCAAATCAGTAGTTGCCGACACTGCCCTTAAAAATTCAGGACTGAATGTTATAGAGTGATCTGGAAATTCTCGTTGTACCTTCTTCCACCCTTTAAGATCAATTGTGCTTTTAATCAACACCGGCGCACTGTTGGGAGTTTTTGACAGAACATTGATAACGTTCGACATATCACAACCACCACCTCTTTTTGCAGGAGTCGAAACGCAACATATCACGCCTTTTATATCTTCAAGGGCATCTATTTTGTTTTCATTGTGTGATGGATCAACCACTATCAATTCGTAATGTTGTTTAAATGTGTCGTAGTGAGCTTTCCCTACAAATCCGAATCCTGCTATAACTATCATTTTGCTATCTTGGCCTCTTGGTAATACGACAATGTTTCAAACGTATCTCTCCATTTTTTAACAGAAACAACAGTTCCAACTTCTCGAGTCTTTATTTCGAATGCCAACGGATAATCATTCCCGCCCGGTGTTGTCTTGTCACCAAAGAAAAATAGTTTATCTTTACGAGGAGTAAACTTAATTTTTTCAAGTACTTGCCTCTTATCATGGCCTGTTGCAGAAATATCAATTCCGGTTTCTCCGCCAATTAATGCCGTGCAATTGTCTGTGGTACCAAAACAGTTGTTAAATGTTTTCACAATATGTTCACGTTCGTGAGTGCGATTGTCAAATTCGATATAAGCAGCACGCTGGACACAGTTAGCTTTCCTGCCTACTGTACTAAAGTTAATTGACCCAGGTCGTGATTCGATGTGGTTGCCAGTCTTTTCAGGGCATTGACTGGCTAGTCCTACACTTGTTAAATGGTCTACAACGGCAGCTGACATCTTCCACGGGTTAGTATAAATGTGTTGCCTCCCTTTCCAAACGTCATTGCCCGAACAATTAAATACCATTGCAGCACTGTTGTAGATTGATTCGCCGAGTTGTTCTATTGTCTTTTCTCTGTCAGACCCGGTTACTAGATATACTTCGTTATCTTGACAAAATGATAAAAAGTAATCTTTGTATTCGGTATCTATCATTCCTCTGCTTGGTGTCAAGGTTCCGTCTACGTCAAATATAAACTTGTTCATTATTTGCCTCCGCTTCTATTACTCGTTCTCGCAAGTTGCTGGTACTAAATCGATGGTCACGCTTGTTAAAATGCAAATCAATTCCGCGCTCTTCGCAAACAAATTTGCCGCCAAAGTTCTTATCTTTGTATTCTTCTCCTAGGAAACGTACATCGAGTTGAAATAGTTCTAGTATGTCTACTAAGTCACTCTCAGTTTGATATGGAACAATTTCGTCAATAAACTTTATTGCGTTAAGCTGTGCATACCTTTCTACTAGAGTCTGCACAGGTTTATTTTTTGTTTCTGGACGATCGATTGTAGGGTCAGTCTGTAACCCTACAATCAGATAATCGCAATTTTCTTTAGCTTCGCGTAACATGCCGATGTGCCCAGCATGCAACAAATCAAAAGTTGAAAACGTAATACCTACTCTCATACTAGTCCCCAAAATCAAATAGTGAGCTAAATGTATTGTTCAATAGTGTGCTTTGTAAATCATAGTTTAACACACCAATCAGGTTATCTAGCTTGTTGTCAATGATGGTTGACTCCATTGCATTATCGTCAAATGGCAACTCTTTGAACCAATTTGGCATGCGCAGTTCGTCTGTTGGAAAAGCAACACTGGTATATCCTAGCGGATTTGCTTTTACCTTACAAACAATAACCTTCATACCGTCTACAATCTCCTGCGAGTGTTTGTCACCATTCATGCGCTTGAGTGTATTCCAGTTGATACTTGCTCGAACGTGTCCGGGCATATTTGCTCTTCCTAAACTTGCTTCTTTGCGTTGGTACGCTTGAATGTTGTTTGCACGTTTTGGCGAACCTTTTTCGTATCCAGGACGATCCTTGAATTCTCTTCTAAACTTGGTAATTGCATCGAGCACGTCATGCTCAGGATGCTTCAGAAGAACCATTGTCAGTAATTCACTTAGGAACTTTTGCATAAACACTGGAGTATCTGATCTTTTAAGATCAAGTCCTAGCGCTTTGATCTTTCCTGGCTTACCGTCAACATCCTTGCGCTCACCTTCGTTGTCAACTACTAGTACTGCATATCTTTTCTTGGTGATGAACAGTCCTGCTTCTGCAACAATTTCTCTACCTGCTGCAATAACTTCGGCACGCTTCTTTGGGCAATGAAATGATGCACCCATAAACGCCGGGAACGACTTATTGGTCTCGTCGGCTATCTGATCATACAGTTTAATAACGCTGTCAGTATCCCAGGGTACTTTTCCTGCATCGATATCGTCTTTTAACATGTTGTATGCACTAAAGTAGACTGAGTTATGGATTAGGATGTTGTTAGCAAAGAACCAAGGCTGATTACTATTTTTCATTCCGATATCGTATACGTATTCGTCGTTAGCTTTTCGAACTTTGGTAACTCTTTTAACTTTACCTCGGGATAAACTTAGTTTCTTAGATCCAACTCCATCCAGGAAGTCCTTTACAGAAACAGCAACTTCTTCTTTAGTGTTTGCTAATAATATCTTGATTAATTTATCTTTCATTTGTTCCACCATTTTAATATTTGTTGTTCTACTAGTTTAGTATTTTCTGTGTAGTGTCTATCCCACACTACCATTACATCAAATCCACGTTTTTTTGCTTCTTCTAATTTAATTTTATCTCTAGACCATACTTCTTTTGCTGTTACTCCTGATTGTTTAATGATAAAATCTGAATTATATTTTTCAGGATTGCAGTGCCAGTAATCTCCATTGTATTCTATGATCTTCTTTTTCTCACTGTGCGTTAAATCATAGAACAACGGAGCAGACAACTCATTAGACCATATACAATACTGTTTGCTGTTTATACTGTACGGTACTTTTCCGATAAGTTTTTCTATGTTGTGTAAAAATGTTTGTTCAGCGTTAGAGGTAAATCTATTACTATATCGATTCCCCAGCAACGCCTCGGCTTCTGGCTGCGACAGATTGTATTTATGTTTTATAAATTCTATATTCTGTGAATTTCCTCTATCTTTGCAGTATTGATTCCATTTTAACTCACCTTTGTTACCATATTTACTTACAAAATATTCTATACTTGTAGTATATCTCTGTCTCTCGACATATTCTTCCCATTTTAATATTCCAAGTTCTTCTCCATGCCTAACAATTAAATTTTCTAATGTACAAGCTCGGCTATTGTTATAGTCGTCGAATTCTGATCTTGTCCACCCGTGCGATTTGAGTTTAGATTCGAACGTGTTACTATATGCTTGCTTAGTTATATAAGATGTCCACCTTTCGTTTCCTTCCTGATCGCCGTATTTTTTGATTAGGTTTGATTTTGTAACAGCGGTTTTTTTTGCTAATTTATCGTCGACTAGTTTTGCGTCAGGGTAGATACCTTTATATTCTTTTCCTGAAGCAAACCGTCCTGTACAGTTATATTTAAAGTGGGTCCACTGCAATCTACTTGCTTCAAATCCACATTCTAGACATTTTGGCATATTATTCCTTTACTTACGGTGCTTGCTCCATAGTATTTATCAGGTATGATGAATATTAAGTGTTATTATAATATCGCCTTCGTCGATTTCCTGAGGTTTAACTTCTATTAATTCACCGTTGCGTTCGACCATTACTGAATGATCTTCGGTTACTGTAACTATATTCCCGTCTAAATCCTCAATTTCATATAAATCCTTGGAGACTTTGTGGCGATACACATAATTAATATGACCCATATATGGTTCGTTGCGTTCTCTATCGTATGACATTACCATTACATCGTCGTCGTGTGCGTATTCCTTGTCTCCATTTTTAGTTTTAATTTCCAGCCTATTGAATAGGCTTTCAATGGTCATATCTCCTAATGAAGTCTCGATTACCGAATCTGCTATACACGAGTCAGTGTCGCCGTAAATAACAGCCTTGCCTATATGATCATATTCGCCTGTAATAATTTCGTTGACCTTTGCACTCATATGCTTAACAATCTGTCTACCAGTTAATGTAGTTGATTGTCCGATGCGCTTGTCAAAGAATCTACAACCTGGATTAAGAATAGCACCATACAGCGAGTTAAGGTTAATCTTCTTTACCAACTGGCGCTTGTCCCAGAACACAATTTCTGCTTCGTTCTTTGCATCAATTGCTTTCTTTAACCTTTTTTGTAATTCCTTACGTTCTGAGTACCACCTCTTTAATAAACCAGGAATAACAGATTCAAACTCGTGAGTAAATATTGGGCATGTTACTGTCGAATACAACACTGTTTACTTCGGCAGCACTCAACACATCACTGCGCCCGTCTTCCCAGTCAATAGTAATGTCAATATCTCTACGCTTTTCCATTACGGCTGCATATTCTAGTGTACCAAAATGACCTTCCCATGCCGCAGCAAATGATTTTTTCTGCAACGTCATTGCATTGTGAACCATTTCGTCTGTCATTATTGGGCGAAGTTGCCCAATAATACTTTCTGGTGCCATGTTGAGTGCTCTAATTACACTTGGATACAGCGAGTTAAGGTCCATTGATCCTACAGATTGATGCAATCCTTTTTTAGGATACGCTACGTATGCACCGGCAGCTTGTGTGTTGCCTTCGTGCTTGCGTCTGTTTGGAACTTGCATGCCGCGCCTGTGCGACTCATTGATAATTGCTTGTTCGGTAACTGCAACTGCACCCATTGTAGTTTGCAATAACACTGTGTTGTCGTGTGCAATTTCATTAGCTAGATCAATAAACCGTAGTTTCTTGTCCAGCTTGTCCAGCAATGCAGTATCTTGTCGATTGTATTCAATAAACTTTTCAAAGTCGTTGTTGTACAATTGATCCAGTGTGCCTTCGTATACAGTTTTATTCTCGCCAATTTCCATTTCACCAATTGCATCAAGTCTATATGTGTGACGTTCTTCATACGTATATTTTCTATACAGTTCAAGGCTGTCCAAGTGTACGCGACCAGAATAATCAAAAGTTTCTGCAGTCTTGCCATACTTTTCAAATTCTCTCTTGCGTGGGAGTTGATCCCATAGTGAAAACTTTCTAGTATCATTTTTGCTTAGTATGCGCGATATACGATTTGTAGTATACGGAACATCATATCCTTCGCTGTTCCATCCGCTGATGATATCAGCATCTTCGATTAGTTCTAGAAACACTTTGAGCATTTCTCTTTCGCCGTTTCCTTCCTTATCGTTAGGAAACAACATTACTTGGTCGCCCCATCTTTCCTTGCACATTGCTTCGGCTTGGTCCATTGGGAGCCCTTTGGGCGGCATTGCAACAGTGATAAGGGCGTCTATCCATTGCAAGTATACTGTAACTGCCGTAATTGCCATAAATGGATCCGATGGTGGCGCGAATCCTCTTTCGGGATCAAAGTCAGTTTCGATGTCAAAGAAACACACATTCAGCTTGGGCGCGTCTTGATTCTCATAGTTTTCGCTTAGACACTGGAATATGGGATTAATATCGGACTCAAATAACTTCTTGTCTCGATTTATTGCAAGTTCTTTTCGATAGTCTTTTGTGCTCTTGCAAACAATTTTAGTTAAAGGATCTCCAAATATACTTTTGTACTTTCCTTTAGGGTCTTCGTAGTAAAATGTGTACTTTACAGGATAGTCAACAAACTTGCGTTTGCCATTGTCTGTTCTCTCAACAACTCTAATTACATCAGCGTTCCGGTCGAACATTGCATCGACGTATGACATTTATTTCTCCACGCTGCTTTTGGCCAGCATACCATTAACCTGCTCGTATAGTGAGCGATTCTGTATACTATTTACTGTTTTTTAACATGTATAATGTAATTTTTGGATCATCCACAACCAACAGATCGCTTGGATATTTCCTGTCTAGATACGTGCGTCGAACCGCTGTTACATTGATCATCTTTGGATTAAGTTTTTCAACTACTGCGATACTTAGTGAATTACGGTCAGGATACACAACAGTGGCCCCAACCGTAATTATATTACCAAGAATGTCCTTATGTACGGGAATTTCTTTAGGCATCTGTATCGTATCCAGTAATTGCAAGTATTGCTTCAAGATCTTCAAACTGATCCTGATGCTTGTCCCAGTCACGATTCTTTGCTACTCTAATTGCTTTGTTGATAAGACTTGCTTTGATATCAAGTTCTTCTGCAACTGATTTAACGGTGTCTTTCAATCCGCCGTTTAGATCTTCTACTTCCTGAAGGACGCTGACGCCCTCTTTGATTAGTCGCTCTAGTTTATCTTTTTCTTCGGGTCCATAGACTCTATCGCTCATTAAATATCTCCGTTATAATTACTTAACTATAATAGATAAACGTAGTTCTGTCAATGTTTTTATTTAATAAATGCACCAATACGCCCGTGTAAATCAGGGTAGTTACGGTATTTAAATCCAACCGGAGGAGTTGTGTCTTCGCCGTGCCACACAGGAATGAAGTGCTGTATGTCTCCGTCAAAGTCTTCGTTGTGTCGCAGGTGTACTTCGATAAGGTTACCATCAATGAATTCGCAGTTAATCCAGTTGTATCGTGGAATTATACTATTGAGAATAATTGGACACTGCACCTGATCGTTGACCCGTTTCCACTCAGACCACTTTGTAAATGTATCTTCTTCTTTGATACCTTCTACGCACAACTTCTGCAATCCGTTATTGTAGTCCACACTTAGGTGTTTGCCCTCAAACCATTCGCACCAAAAATATCCTAATGGCAACGTTGTGGTGTCTTTGTCTATCCAAACTTTTTGCGCTCCTAGTCCAAGGCCCAGCATATTCACACACGGTCTAACTATATAGTAATTTGGCATAGGGACATCTAGGCCAACTGGACCACATGTATACCCTAATTTTCTTGATAGTATTAGTTTGTCAAGGACCCATATATCGTTGGCATCAATAGTTTTCCAAACTAGATCCTCGGCACTATCTTCTAAAATCATTTTGAAGAGGTACGTGTTTCCATAAACTTCTTTTGAGCAGTGACTTGTGCCTTTGCTAATTTCTGCTTGTAACTGTCAATTTGAGATTCCGACATGCCTGTTGCAATAGGAGGCATCGTTTGCGGCGCAGTAGGAGCAGGAGACATTACCTTTGGATCAGTTTCAAGTGCATGATACACACTATCTATGTAATCTGCTGCCATTGTAATTTTGGATTGCTGCCATGCTTCAAGGCCTTCTTCTTCGGTAACATTTGCCAACAGCTTGTTCAAAAGAATAGAATACTTTCCGATCTTGTACAACTGCGCACGCGCCATTTGCACTTCGTGGTCGCGTTCGGCCTCGTCGGCAATTATACCAAGACCTTCGTTTGTTTTTTTAATTGTCATTGTTTTCTCCGGAAACTTTAATATATTTATCATTTTGTTTACGCAGTACAGAAATATAGAATTACTCTTTGTTGATAGCAGCTAGTCTATCGCCCATTTCTCTAATTAGATCTGCTTCTGATTTCTTCTTCTCGACTACCTGGGGCACAACCGGTGCAGGGTTATTATTATTAGCTCTTAACATTTTATTTTACGCTTTCTTCTTTTTAGATTTCTTTTCCGCATGACCAAACAGGCTGTCTTGGTCTAGTGCGTTCTTTGCAGTACCGTCTGCATTGCGCTTTTGCATTGTGTTCATGCTGCCTGCAACGGATGCAATGCCGCCTGCACTACTTGCACCGGCACTTGCTGTTTCTGTAACTATGTCATTAATTTTCATTTTTATCCTACTAACTTTCCGCCCAACGGATGCAGGCCGCGCTTTTTCTTTGCTGGCATCGGTCCGCCGTCGCGTGCATAATCTCCGTCTTTTTGTTTGTATATCTCTGTCATCTCGGTCGCATCCATGCGGCTATACATCTTGTTTTCGATATAACTTTTTAATTTAGCTGCTGCTACGATTAATACCGCAGCTACAGCCAGCTCTACTGCATTTTCTACAAGCCATGCTGCAATCTCTTCGCCTACAATTTCTGTAACTTTATCCCAAGACCATTCGGCAGCTTTGATTGCACCGGCGCTAATTAACCCCCATTTGAATGCTTTCTTTGCCAACCATTTAACCATTGGCACACCGCCTTTTTGGATTGCAAATTTTAGTACCCATTTTGCTGCAATCGCACCGGCTACCACAAGTGGCGCAACCTCATCTAGGTCTTCTTCCTTGACACATTTATTAACACGCTTGCCTTTGTTCTTGCCTGTGCCTGCCTGTGTGCCGGATTTTTTGTAACCAGACCAGCAGCTTTTTGGGCCTGCAACTTCGTCTATTTTCATTTGGATTGCCTTATTCCGGTAATAGTAGCATCAGGGCCGTACTGCGCCAGCAGTGCTTTTCTTGCTTCTTGTATATTTCTTGCAGAAACTTGCACAGGTATCCATTGACTGTAATACTTCTGCCGTACTCTAACGTTGGCTGTGAATATAGCAAAGCCGGCCTTTGTGCTGAATTCTCTTATTAACATGTTAGTATTTATTCCAATCAAATAATTTTGTGGAATATAAGTCGCTAATGTCTTGCCCGCCTTCAATGCATGCCCATTCGAGCGCAGTATATCTTGCACCAGACTCGGACTTTACGGTGTTGATTGCCTTTGGTCCATGTGGATGGTGAGGGTTGAGGACAACACGCTCACCATTCATTAAATCACTGATGTTGGCAGCTTTTCCTAAATTATCTAATACTTGATGTAATTTTTCTGTTGGATCGTACCCGTACGATTCGTAGCCTTTTTTACCACGAATTTCTACACGATTTTTGCCTGTTTCTTTCACATGCAAAATATCGTACATTGGTGTTCGTTGTAACTGTATCATAACACTTTCGGTAATTCCAAGGTTAAATAATACGTTGGTGCTCTTACCGGTGACCTTAGAACTCAGTGTTGGTGGAAATCCGTCTTTGGTTACAGTGTTGCCAAATTTAGCTGCTTGAGTCTTGATTTCATCTGGCCCAACATCCACAGTGGTATTAACACCCTTGACGATCCTGCCATCTTCATTTAGCAAGTCGCTGATGTTCATTTTCTTCTGCGGCCCCGAAACTGCACAGGATTGTTATACGGGTTAGCATTACCAAACCACATATCCATCCATTCTCTGGTGCCGGGCTGAATGTTTTCATTCTTTTCTCTTGCACGGTTGTCAGCAGCAACTTGATACGGGTCTTCAAACTGCACCTCTTTGTAACCAGCAGCACCTGTTATACCTGCAAGACGTTGCAGGTCTTCAACAGACATCATACTCTTAATTCCTTGTTTGATGTCTGAAAATTTTTCTTGCGCATAACAGTCTTGGCAACAAGATCCAGTTCTTGATTTCTGTTATCCCAATTCAGCACAAACGGAAGATTAATATCAGTTTGCATATCCTTGATTACAGCTTGGGCATCTGGACCCATTTGTGCAATTGCTTTACCGTGTTTGCTATAAGTTGATCTAAACAGTATAACTAATTCTTGTATGGTTATTGGCGTTATATTTCGTTGATCGTTTACCCTGTCGATGAAGTGTTTTGTAAATTCAACATCAATTCCTATTCTTGCAAACAACTTGTCAAGGTATTGTTCTAGCTTTTTTAGAAGTATAGGAGTGACGGCTGCCTCCGGACTGTTGGTTTGTTGTTGTGTTTTAGGCTGTTGTTGCATTGCTGGCAAATCTGGAACAGAAGCATCTTCTCGATAAGCATTTCGATTCTCAATTTCTCTCTTCATACCTTCTCGTGAACTTGGTGAATACTTTCGTCTTTCTTTGGACATTGCTATAAGGGCTTCTGTTGATGTGCCTTGGTAAACATCACTTAACATCCCGCGAGTTACTTCTTTATCTTCTTGAACATCTGCATCGCTTACGTTTTCTTTCTTGCGTACCAAGAATTCTGTCATTCTTCCAATTTCGTCCCAAGCAAATTCAAAGTTATTCTGCGTAGCATACCGCTGAACCATTTTTTTGTACAGCGATGCGCGACTGTCACGATGTTTTCGATCTGTAGCTGCTAATCCTTCGCGCTTGGCTGAAAATGACATACTCTCTGCGTCTGGACGCATCTTAAGGAATGCACCAACGATACCAAGTATTGTAGAAAAGATGCCAAACTCGTCGCCTTCTCCGCTACGCTTTATACTGTCGCCCTTTTGAAATGCTAGTTCGAAGCTACGACTATCTTTTGACATTGCAGAAATTACAACTGTGACCGCACCGTTCTCTTTGCTATCAAATTGTGCTGTTAGTTTATCCTTGCTATTTTTTGTCCATTGCCAATTGTAAGGACGATCAAATAGTTCTGTAATTGTGTCCTCTTTTATGCCGAGTCCTGCACGCACAGCGTCGTACAGCGCCTCTGTGAGCCCGTCTGCTGTGTTGGGCACCCCTTTGCTAAACTCAACAAGGTCGCCGTCTGTTGCTGCTTGACGCAGCTTGCTAGCACTCATGCCACTTGCATCATGTGCATCAGGGTTTCTTGTACCTGCACTTACAACATGAATATTATTGAAGTTGTATTCTTTTCCATTGTATTCGTGAATTAGTTTTGCAAACTGATCAACACGGTCTTCGCCGGCGACGTAGATTACACTGTTGTATCCGCGAGATTCAACAGCCTTTAATGCTTCTATAATTGTGCGAACATTTGGATCCCCTACTGTAACCTCAGGAAAGAATTGCTCTGCAAATTTTAGTTTAGTGTCGAAGTCTAGTGGGTCAGTCTTGCCTTTTTGTGTATGACTTAGAAATATAAATCCGTCGCCTGGCAAGTTAGAAATTGTTTCTGCTAGTTTTTTATGCCCGATAGTTGGCGGGTTCATCCGCCCAAATGCAACAACTGCGGTCTTGTTGGTGTGCTCAAATAGACTTCGTAAATTCATTAGTATTCTCCAGTACGGAAGTTTTCTACTTCGTCGGTTAGTAGTTTATCAACACATTCCATTTTCTGTGCCGGAGTCATTATTGTTTCTGGTCTACGGTCAATTTCGTACTTTTTAACATACTGCTTGATAGCTGTGTCAATGAGTGGAATAAATTCTTTTTTATTGTACTCGCCGCCGTTTGCTACAGCTTCTTGTACATTTAACAGCATTGGATATAAATGTTTTCTATAAAAGCCAGATTCATTTTTCATATAGGCAATTAAGTCTTCAACCATATCCCACGGCAGTGGTGCATTAGGATCTAGTTCATCAATGTCTTCGATCTCATTAATTCTCATAATTATTCCTTTGCACTAATTTCTATGTCAAAGTTAGTTAACCCTGAGTCGAATACCTTTTCTGCAATCGATTCTGCAAGTGCATGGCTATCGTCGTCACCTAGCGCTTCACTTATTGCAATGCGCAACACATTTTCGCCATCATTGCTCTCACTGAGACTGTAATCAATTTCGTCCTCGGTAAGGGGTATGTTTGCTAGATTTACAATCGATTCAACAATTGCATTTTCGTCTAGTATTCCCTCTTTCCAAATTATACTTATAAAGTTATCCATGTGTTGCCTTAATGATTTAATAATACGCTTGATACTGTTCCGTCGGTCCAGTTGGTTATTGTTGCTCTTACCCAGACATAGTTTCCAGTGAAGTTCTTAATAAAAGATCCGTCACCTTCGTTGCTGTCGGCTGCTGCGCTGGTATGCGCTGATTCAGTTACTGTAAACCAGTCAAGCGCACCTGGACTAGTTTCAAGGGATGCTTGTATTACAACAGTTCCAATGAACCCTACTACGCTGTATTGTGCAGTATGTATTCCGTCGGATCTTCCGTAGAAGCCGTCGCCTTTGTATGGGTCGCCCACAACATCCTGGGGACTACTATCCCCAGGATGTGATTGAGCAGATAATATATTTTTACTATTTGACATACAACTATTTATCTATATCGCCTTTGTATACTAACTTATCTATTCTGCTTATATTTGTACTAATCATCAGCTGAAGTAAAAAGATAATGTTCTCATCTCTGACATAAAAATATTGCCCTTGGATCCATTTTGTACCCGCACGCAAATTTCCAAGAAGAACCGATCCTATCTTGACTTTATCTGTATTATTGTCGATCCATGTCGCCAATGCAGGCGAACCTGCCTCGCGACCAAACGTTATCTTAAAAGGAAAATCAGTTGGCTTGTCAATAACAATTATATCAGCATTACTTGTTAGGAACTTTACAACAGCTTTATCTGGCTCCCAGAGTTCTACTTCGTCGGTTGATATCTTTTTACCTATGTCAAGCAACATATTCTTGTCGTTGCTATAAATTATCATAGTGCGGTGCTCACAGCGCATCAGATACCCTGATGCGCTGTGAAGTATTTTATATATTTCGTCAGCTTCTTCGACAAATCTAAAGTCCACAGTCGACGATGATCTAAAACGATAAGTAA